ATGACTACTCAAAACAATAAGCATGATAGCCTGGATTACTCAGAAAAGCCCAAAAGCAAGCACATCGTGACGTTCGAGCGCGATTCCGGTAGAAAAGGAGAATCGTCTTCCTCTGCCAATAAAACCACTATGCCGGCAGCCCCTGCCCCAGGGAAAAAATAAACATCATTCATCGTTCGTTGCACGAACGCGCCTGATCTCCACTCTGGCAATCTGATCTGCTGGAATATAGGTTGCCAGAGCTCCCCAGTACTTATCAACCACGCCTTTATACTCTTCCCATTCGTTACTGCCTGAAGGGCTGCTGTGCGTGACGTAAAGAACCATATCGCCTTTATTCCCCAGGGTAAACGGACCGTTAGGCCACTCTTCAAAGTTCCCTGGCAGCCGTGACATCATACCGGAACCATCGCGAAGAATCACTCTGACCTCGGTAACGCTGAAGCCTGTTTGATCAAACATTGCCTGCCATGCTGAGCTGGTATCGTCAGACCATGAAATATCATTATTCCACAGTAATCTGTACATCCATTTGCGACCGTACCTGCGCCACCACGCACCGCATGTAACGGCACACAGAAGTGCTGGTGGTGTTGCCAGCCAGGCATTCAGACCTGCCCACATAACAGCCTGGTAAGCCATCATTGCTGTCAGGCCAAAAATCAGCGAAGAAAAAGTCACCTCAATGGGCTTGTGGTGATCCTTCAGTCCCACATTCGCAATAAAATACCCAATATAGCCACTGGTCAGGGTCACCAGTGTTGCCCATGGCAGATTTAACAACGAAACGTCAAACATATTTTCTCCCTGCATCCTGAATACTAAAGAGAGAGCATAAAAAAAGCACGGTAAGGGGTCTACCGTGCTTTTATACAATAAGGAGATTTTTGAAAGGACTTTAACAAGCAGGAATTATCTGGATTTGTTAACGTCTTTCGTCTCCTCTGGCAGATCTTCATCAAACAACCTGCCCTGCATCCGATCCAGTTCTTCTTTTCTGACCCGCTTAACCACGCTGTAGACCCACTGAAGCGAAACACCAAACTTGCGGGCCAGTTCGTGGTGGTTGCGTCCGTTAAACTCCCTGAAGATTTCCCGGTCGCGCTGACTGACCTTCCATACCATGCCCATCGGGAAATAAACGTTTTGCCCGCCCCAGACCTGCATCATTCGGTTCGCGACGGCCTGACCAATCTGGTCGGCAATTGCGGGCTCAATATCAATAATCTCGCGAACGGTCTCAGAGGTATGCTGTGCCAGCTCCACCAGGAGTTCCGGCCCTTTACTTCGAAACTGATTCAGGTCGCTCATGTTTGACTCCCGCAGCTCTGCGCTGCCACTTCTTCAGTTTCTCAATAACACTGCTTGCCTGTTCAGTACTGAGCCAGCGCAGGGCGCTGATGCCCGTTTCCCGCTTGATCCACCGCGCTAATGCATTTTCTGAACGGTCACGAACAATGCCGGCAGCAGCCATTTCAAGCCATAGCGCACGGATTTTCCTGGACTGCGGATGGTTATCCAGCGGTAAACCGGAGCTGGCTTTTCCGGCAGGCTTAACGCGAAAGCCTTTCCTTTTCATGGATTCCAGCACGCAGTTTAGTTGTGTGGTATCCATTCCTTTGGTTGAGGCTTTACCGGTCAGCCCCTGTAACATCTGGCGGTAGGTGTCTTCATCCATACCCAGTTCATTACGGGCAATATGAATGAGCTGGATAAGACGTTGTTTAGTCATCATCGTTGCTCCTTTTACCTGCGCCACCGATATAATCGACATATAAAGGAAGCGCCACAGGCCAGCACAGGAACATCACCGACCAGCTAATCCAGTAGCCAGCACCACTGTAACGTGAATAAAACCCTGAACGGCGGTGCAGTTCAGCAGTACACCAACCGACAAAACAATACCAGAACAGGGCACATACAACAGATTCAGCCGTCATTCTGAATATCCCCCCAACTGATATGAATATTACGGGCAGCAATGACAGGGTCGTTATTCCACCATGCACCTGACATGTATTTTTCAACCTGTTCGCGTCCGGCAATAACACCAATTGTGATCCCCGGCCTGACGTTCTTAAAAAAGGCGCGGGCAAAAAGGTATCTGGCAGATATTCGGCAGGCTTTTAATTTCCGGCTTTTACCTGATAGCGTAATCATCTGGCCTCCAGTTTCTGTTGTTCCTGCCCACTGACCGGGCGGTGCAGTCTGACGTTCTGCCCTTCAAGAAACCCCGCATAGCGCGAGGCGTCGCCATTGCGGCTTCTTCCCGGTTTACGCGCCCTGGTGGTTTGCGTCTGCGGGTATTTATGTTCCAGCCACTGCTGCATCAGTTCACGTTCGTCATCGGTCAGGGCGAAGGACTGTATTTCACTGATAACGGCCAGCACCCAGCCTTCAGCAAACTGGTCACCACGGCTGGTACGGGTGGCAGTTTTTATTCTTTTGTTCTGTGCGCTGATATATTGCTGACGCGCCTTTTTCAGCTGGCGGGCCAGCACTTCCCAGGTGTACGCAGCCAGTGCAGCCCGTTCCCGGTTGCCGTAGAACCCCACACCCGGATATGTGCCGGGGTGAATGATGGAGTTAACACCAAATGCCTCGCGGATGATGTTCATCAGGCCCAGCATGTAGCGCGGTGGACGGAGGCTGCCTGTCGGCCAGTAGTGACTGATGGTTTCATCAATATCACTCATGGCGATGTCGGAATGTGTGATGCCGTGAACATCCATCAGTTTACGGGCACGGCGCAGTGCCAGAGCGGCCTCGTGAGGGTTGCCGGATGCGGCCAGCGCCAGCAACTTTTTCAGTTTCTCAATGTGTTTATCCTGGTCTGTCATTGTTCAGTATCTCCGGTGTACATGACGCCCAGCCGTGCGGCAAGGCGTTCCAGTTTTTTCTGTTTGTGGAAGTCAATCAGCCGGTCCATTCCCTGAAGGCGCAGCTGCTCTGTCATGATTTCCACGTCTGCCAGCTCTGCCGCGAGGTCACTTTCGCTGCCCTGTCCGTTCAGGTTGCGGGCGGCACTGGCCGCCAGTTCAGCGGCCTCTTCTGTCAGTTTCAGGGCCTGTGCGTCCGGCCCGAAACGCTGCAGGGCCAGACGGTAGAGGGCGGTGCGGGTGAGTTCGGTGTTCCGTGTCATGCCGCGCCCTCAGTGTTTCCGGTCGACGGTGATGTTCAGGCCGCCTTCTGCAGTGGTTTCCATCCGGTACGGCACATCGTGCTCTGCCGTGTGGGTGAGTGTGTTCACCAGTACCTGCAGGGCAGCCGCCTTTCCGTTGGTCGCCACAATGGCCTGAGCGGTCATGCTGATTAGCGCCGTCAGGACGTGCTTCACATCGGTGAGGTCGCGGCATTCACACTCGTTGACATAGTGTTCAACAAGGGTTCGGGTGCGCTGTCGTGCTTCCTGTGGGGTAATCATTGCGAGTCCTCCCTGTCAGGGCGGGAGAATTCCATGACGGGCACGTCTGCCGAAAAATGCTGACTGCAGTACGGACAGACCAGGGTGACGCGTACTGCAGGTACGTGGTACTTACCGGACATCACGGCGATGGCGCTGTGAAAACGCAGGGCTGTTATATCCCTCTCGCACTGAATACATTTAAATATCATGATTTAATTCTCCTCTGTTTCCGGCGTGCAGAAGCCCACGGCGCTGATGCCGGAATAAAAAAGAAAAGGCTGTTTTAAATAGCTTATATGCTGTTTTTACTGCACATTCTGCTCAAAAGGAATTATTGAAAAATCCTCAATATCACTTTTTATGGTAATACCGGGAATATTTTTCACGGCGTCCTTTTCATTCAGGATGGCGTCTTTATTTATTTCCTCCTTTACACGGATAAAGCGCTCAAGCCCCAGACGTCTCAGTAATTCAATAACATTATCCGCCCCACGGATACTGACTGACGGCGGACGGTTTCGCCACTGCACCTCGCCGGTGGTGAGGTTAGCGAACTTCACCTTCCCGTTGCCGGTCAGTTCATCACGGTGTGCCTCACACCATGTCTGAATACCGGACTGCAGTTCGGCCATGCGTTTTTTCAGGCTCTCGGTGAGCGGGGCATAACGTGCGGTGAT